ACCTGAGCGCGCTCAATTCCGCCTGGCTGAATGAATCCGCCACGTTGTTTCGTCGAAAGTATTACCAGAACGGTGCGCACGCGGGTTACATCATGTACGTGACCGACGCGGCGCAAAGCAGCACCGATGTTGAGGCGCTGCGCTCCGCGATGCGCGACTCGAAAGGTCTCGGGAATTTCAAAAACCTGTTTTTCTACGCCCCGAACGGGAAACCGGACGGCATTAAGATCGTGCCGTTGAGTGAAGTCGCCACGAAGGATGATTTTTTTAACATCAAAAAGGTGAGCGCCGCTGACCTGCTCGATGCGCACCGCGTGCCGTTCCAGCTCATGGGCGGCAAGCCTGAAAATATCGGCTCGATGGGGGATATTGAGAAGGTGGCGCGGGTATTTGTGCGTAACGAGCTGACGCCGCTGCAGGAGCGGTTTAAAGAGATTAACGATTGGTTAGGAATGGAGGTGATCCGCTTTAAGGATTACAGCATCGAGACCGACTAAACCCGCCCAAAATGCCGCCTCAGGGCGGCACATCCTCAGAGCAAGCCAGACGCCGCACACGCGACGCAAGCGGCCCGACATCATCTTCCGACTTCACATCACAGCGCGCCACCACGACGCGCACAGACGCGTAAAATAAATCCTGTCACCACGTCTGGCGCGCAGTGCTATCCCCGCCTCGCCTGCCCGCTTAACGGGTCGCTTTTAATGCAGGTGCATCAGGAGTCCCGAGCCGTGCCAGCGCTGACGCTGGCTGACAAAGGCTGGAATATAAAACGGATGCAAACTCATGCACCTGATGCATGCAGAGTTTAAAAACGACAAAATCGCGAGTAAATGGCATAAAAAGACCGGCATTCTAAGTGCCGGTCTTGTGGCTTAATTCAAGCATCAGTTTTGCCATGAAATGATGTTGTCCAGACCAGAGAGCAGGTCGGGAAAATAACTTTCATCAATATCGAAGGAATCATCAAGAGTAATACTGTCAGCATGGTTTTCAGGCTTAAGTACCATACTAACGCCAACAGCCCCGGCAAAATGTGCCTGATGAAACTTAAGCACAACCTGCTCAAATACCGAGGTTAAATTAATATCCTTAAATTTCGCCCCTGTCTTTAATGCCTGATGGAAATCATGTGTATCATTTCTGAACTGCTCCAACTGACCGACAAAAAACTCTGCAGCAAACTCTGTTTTTAAGGCAGGGATTGAGAATTCAACCCAAACCATAATACGGCTATAGGCAGGCTCTTCGGGCTCAGTCAGCCTTTCATAAGGCGTTAATTTAAGGTGTCTGTCACCGCTAGTGATATCTATCATGATCCCCCCTTACGGCATGTACTGAAAATGCATGATAGTCCAGTCAGCTTCCCTGACCAAAACCTCAAGACGGTAAGACTTATAAATATAAGCGCCTTTATTTTGCCTGTCTTCCACAAGCTTATACATACGAGCCTCGTAACGGAAAAGCCCTGGCTTTTTGAGAGGATCCGGCGTTCTTATGCCATAACGAATGGCCTTTTCCTGAATCTGTAAAGGCACATAACGACCTGGGGTCAGCATGTGTTTTGCCGATGACTCACTCATCCTGAGCGCGCGAGCTGATAAGCCCATTTTAAGGCGGCCACGCAAGAGACTGATGGTAGCCTCACTGAGTCTCACAGTTACGGCGGCTTTGACACCACTTTCCAGTAACGCCTGACCTGCCCGTAAAAGACGAAATGCACCAAAAGCAATTAAAGCGAGGTCCGTTGGGTCAATCAGGGGGGCTTCTAATGGCGCTTCTTCCAGCCTGACAAACATGCCGTCTGCATCATAAATCTGCCATAACCCGGGAGCCTGAGCGACGGAATAACCAATACACATCCCGCTTACGTCATCAACAATGGGTTTTGAGTTCAGTGGAGGATTGCGGGGGCGAAATTCGAAATATTCACCGGCTGGCAATGTAGACTGGAAGGTGTAGAAACGTCCTGGCTCGTCTGTAATTAATCCAACGCTCATTGTCATGATTTCCTTTTGGGCTAACCTTTGAGTCATCATAAAGGACGTTTTTACTTCAAGCTACTTTTCCTGACTCTGATTTTATCGACTTAGAAGCTAACGCCTCGCAGGGCTCGTTGTTCAACACCACCGACACTGAAAGCGAGTTTCAGCACCGGCGGCGTTTGCTATCGTCGACATGGCAGCGGAATTATCGGACCTATCACCGGTGTAAACCCCTCAATTTTCGTATCGCTGATCTCGCTATATTTGCGGTGATTTTCTCTTACGATAATTAGCCATCTGAATAAATAATCTTTCATAAAGCCCACTCCATTTGAGTTGAATTTCCAGGCCACTCGTCAGCAGCCGGATATTTGAATCTTTTCTCGCCATAAATCACCGTTGCCCCGCGCGCCAGCGCGTCTAGCTCCCACCGTTCCGGGGTTATACCCTCCTGAGCCAAATCGAAACGAATTTTTGCGACACGATCCCTTTCGGGCTTTGTCATCCTGGCTGATGGCGCTTGCTCGCTGGTTTTGAGCGGCGCATTGCTTCTTTGCTGCCGATTTTTGCGCGGTGCGCCAGCTTTTAACGCCCCGTTTAGCACCTTCACCACGTCCGACTCATTCCAGCCGATAACCCCGCGCTCAATGAGATTTAACACCGCTGCGGCTTGCTCAGACGGTGTAGGGGTCATAACCGGATCGCCACCGCCGGTGAGCTTTCCACAGTTATTGACAGGACTCCGAGGCGCGGCAGAGCCGCTTTTTAAGGTCAAAGGCTCAACGGCCAAAATCTTTGGAACGATTCGCCATTCGGCTGTACGGGTTACATGGACCCGGTGCGCCCCGAGATGAGGGGCATAAATACCGACCACCCTCTCGATATCTTCTTCGTACTCATTAACCTCATCCGTCACCTTACGGGCGACTCTGACGGCCTGAGTATCACGCGGCATGTTTGCCCCACCCTGCGCGATGATGTACCGCTCAAAATCACCCTCATCTGCAGCAGCTCGCGCGGCCTCTACCCTGTCGTCAAACTCGCTGGCGATACTCACGCCGCGCGGCAGCTTGCGCAGTTCGCGGTAAGCGCCCATTGTCGGGAGGCCAATCGGTTTAAACTGAGGGATGCGCCATGTAGACGCCCATGCGGTGACGGCTGCGGCCGTGTCTTTCAGGGGCTTGCCGGTGTCGTGGTCGAGCTGGCCGTCGAGCGCGTAGCCGTCGATATTTTTGGCAATGTATTTAGCGATGTAACCCGCCGCACCGCCCTGATTAAGATGACGGGACTCAAAGCGCTGTTTTGCCGCGCCCTTTTCGTGCCCGTCCTCTTTAAGGGCATAACGACGCATAATTTCGTTAATGGCTTTACGTTGACCGGGTTTGCAAAAAAGCATCATGTGCCAGTGTGGCGTGCCGTCGTGGTGCGGCTCGACAACACGCATCCCGTAAACTTCTAAATCGTTATCTTTGAACGCAGTGCGCATGAGGCTCCAGATTCGGCAAAGATAGCGCTGGCCGTCTTTGGGTGTGAATGCGGTTTCGTTCCAGCCGTGATTGAGCTGTACCGTTTTGCTTTCACCTTTGCCGACCTGACGAGTCGGGTGATACTTCGACGGCGTGGTCAGCGTGATAAACATTCCCACATCACCAACGCTGGCCGCGTAACGTTCAATCCCGGCGATGGTATTCATCAGCTCCATACGACGTATTTCAGGGTTTGAGATACTCCCCATGACCTTACTGATGAGGTCGATACGTTCGCCGGTGACTTTGTTTTCCAGCTCGCATGATTTGAGGTATTCAAGATTAGCCAAGCGGCGCGCGTGAACATCGCGGATCGCCCTTTTGCTGGCGTAAGGTGAGCGGTCTTTATTGACCTCACCGGCAGCGATGAGCAGCGCCTCGCACCAGCGCATACGCTGCGCCTTGAGCTGGTTAATCCACCACTCATCCTTAATCAGTCGGGAAATAGCGGAAAATGCCATGCGGATCGTCATCTGACCCTTACGGTATTTTTTCCAGTACATCGGGGTGATGTTAAATGCGCGAGCAATACCGGCCACTTGCCCGTATAGGTGCGACTGAGCTTCATCGGTGAAAAGTGTCTCTTTCCCGCCGTGAGCCTCCGCCCATGCGTCGCTTAACTCCTCGTATTTGCTCCAGAGCTGAGAGGCAATCCTGGCCGCAAATTTCCTGAGATCTTTGTCATTCATATCTGGTAAGCGCGCATACTGGTCGCGCTCGGACAGAAACCCAATCGAGGCGGTTTCATTCATCCCGCACAACTCATTAACACGCTCAAGACGCGGCAGCAGCTTGCGCTCAAACGTGTTTTTAAGGAAATACAGCCCACCTAAAGGGCTCTTTTTACGGCGGATGAAGTTATAACGCGATGTAAACAGCGTTTGCAGGAAAAACGGCAGACGGTCAATCCGGTTTAAAACACCTTGCACCTGACGGAGTTCGGCACGTGTAAGGGGTCTGTCGCGGCCAATGGCCTCTTTGGTGACGTTATTCCAGGGATAAGCACCAACGAATGAATCACTGGCGCCCTTCAAAAAAGGTGGTGGTGGCGAGGGGGCAACACGCCCCCGAGGTTCGTTGGACATACTATTTAAAGGCGTCCAGACATTGCTTCCCCATGCGTTCAATCCGAGCTTCCAAAGCTGAGAAGCCGGTAAGATCGCTGGTCAAAAGATCATGCAAAACCAAGCCTGAGATAAGCTTAGGGATAGTTGGGTAGTAACCCACAACGTCCAACCATTCCTTACCTTCATTCTTCCCGGAAGTAGCGGTCTTTTTTTCCTGCAATATGAATTGATAGCGGTCACTGGTGATGACGTACTGGTTATTAATCTCGATGTGTATGCTCATTTTTGCTTCCTGTTAAAAGTGGTTAGCCAGCTCTACCGAAAATTGCGTTGTGTAACTTTTCCGACTCCTGACCTAATAACTCGATAATCTCGGTGCGATTAAGTTCTGACTTACTGATGTGCGCGATAAGCCCGTCAAACTGAGAAGATAAACGGGTCGCCGTGTCGCGCTGTGCCTCGCTTGCTGCCTGCGCCAGAAGTGCCGAATACATCCCCCGCTGCGCTGTATTTTGCTTTTGCATTTGCCTATCTCCAGACAAAAGGAGTCCCCACGCTGTAAGGCGCGTAATAAATCGAATCCAGATTAATTAATGTAAATACTGCTCAGGTTTTACCGAGGTTAAAATGGTTGGTGCGTACTCAAAAAGGCTAAACAGCTCTCGCAGCGCGCGGAAAAGTTTGTCGCGCCAATAACAGCCCT